ACAGATGAAATTGGATTAGTATTTCCCGAAGACACAGAAACAATGACTGAGTCATCTACTTTTGGAAAGAATGATGAATACATTAGAGGTTATGAGAGATATTATAAACAAACAGTAGATAAATTTAGAGTATTTGAGAAGTTTTCAGGTAGAGAAGACTTATTAAGTGAAGAAGAGTATGTTATTTATATTAGTAGACCTGCATGGTTAATTAATGGTCAGATTGTTACTGTTGAAGAACAGGCTAAAGCATTAATTGAACAACTTCAAGCTGAAATGATAGTAATGTATGAAGAACATATTAGAGCAAATCAACTTGAAGGAGATGATATTCCAGAGCCTCCAAAGGTTGATGTAAGACAGATTACATTTAAAGAAGTAATTGAAGCTGGACAAGTAGATATAGTAAAAGTTCCTGTAACAAGAATTTATCTTTGTGTTGTTATAGGAGACAAGAAACTATATAGTAGAGAATTACCTACTGACAAGTATCCAATTATACCATTTTGCAATATGCATACCAGAACACCATATCCTGTGGGAGATGTTCGTATGGTAAAGGAAATGCAAGAATATATTAATAAAACACGTTCTTTAATTGTAGCTCATGCTACAACGAGTACAAATGTAAAGATACTTGTACCCGAAGGAAGTGTCGACATGAAAGAATTTGAAGAAAAATGGGCACAACCAGGAGTTGCTATATCTGTAGATATGGATAATGGTGCTCCGCAACCAGTACAGCCTAGTCCCCTTCCAAACGAGCTATATAAGAATGAAATAGATGCTAAAAATGATATAGACCATCAATTAGGTTTATATGAAATGATGCAAGGTAATTCTTCAGTAGCTCCTCAAACATACAAAGCAACTATTGCTTTAGATGAGTTTGGGCAAAGGAAGATTAAATCAAAATTAGCTGATATAGAAGCTGGCTTAACTAGAGTAGGACAAGTAGCCATACCTTTGATGCAGCAATTATATACAG